CATATAGATTTTTGGCGATCCCTTATTGAACCAGCCATTGGAAAAGGATGTTTTGTTCCAGTCGCCGCTGTTGCAGTCGCCGCTGTTCCAGTCGCCGCTGTTGCAGTCGCCGCTGTTGCGGTTGCCGCTGTTGCAACGTCCAGTGCAAGCCTTTCCCGTGTTCACGATTTCAAGGACTTCAGCCCAAGGGATTTCCCGCACGATTTCCAGCTTGTTCGTTGCACACTTATCCTCGCCCTCTGCAACCGTACCGTGGGCGATCACTTCAGCAACGTGGTTATTCGGGTCAAAATCATAGTAACGGAAACAGTCGGCGGCATTCTTACAGAAGTGCATACCCACATTGCAGACAGACGGGTTTACGTCCTCTTCAAACGTGCCGGGGCAAGTATACTGTTTACCTTTGCACGTCCAATCGGGGTTGAACACCTTATAGCCTTTAACCATCGTTTTAGACCTCTTTCTTTTGTTTTTGATATGCTCAAGCCTTGCGGCTTCTTTCTTGTGGTAACGGACTTCTAAGCGTCCGTAATACTTGCCGTTCATGCCGATACCTCAACAGCGGGAATCTGAATCCCGGTGCATTCGGTGAACTTGACAGAGGAAATGAAGTAACTCCAATGTTCCAGCTTCACGGCGTAACCCCACGGGAAAACCCCGTCCTGTAAGCCCCGGCGAACAAACCGGGGGGATTTCTTCATAAGCTTTGCCACAAGTTCAACAGGAAGATTGACGGTTGAATTGTATTGAACAGTTGCAACCGGGTCATACTCTTCAAAGTAGTTATCCTGTACGCCCAGCGAACGGGCAATCTCTTTCCGGCGTTCCTTAGACGGCTCATTTTTGCCGGAAACGTACTGACTGATAGAAGAACGCCCGATCCCGGTCAAGTCCGAAACTTTAGCCTGTGTAAGATCAAGTTCTTCCATCAAGCCTTTCAGCTTGCTTGCAAACGACATTTTTAGATCACTCCCATTCCACGCCGATATAATCAAGAATCCGACCCCAGCCGTATTTCTCACCGTTTTCATCGGTACATACGTTCTTCATCCAAAATTCCCACTCGCGGGGATTGTTTTCGCGAAGAACATCAAAACGGTGCGGGCGGCTCTCAATGTGAATACCAAAGCCGCACATGGTACAGCCCGTGCGCTGTGCTTTGGTGGTGTACAACTGCCCGTTCTCGTTCATCGCGATTTCGCCATATTCGGCGGGAACGGGTACGTTCAGATCAAGGGCAAGGCGCAAAATATCTTGTCGGCTGAAAATTGCAAACGGTGCGGAACGGGTGGTAGTCTTACCGTAGTAATTGCACCCGTTCAGCTTGAGGGCTTTTTCACGTCTGCCGCCCTCGCTTGCCATAAGTCCCATGTACGGAACGCTGTTGTGTTCTTTCGCCCAGTCAGAACAAGGCTTCTCTTTGAGGTAGTAACAGCACCGATCAGATACTTTGAACGGTGCGGCCTTATATCCCAGTGCCGCGCCCTCTGGATCAGCACCGCCGAACAGTTCAAGCCACTTTTGCGGCAACTTCATGCGGGCACTTTTGCGAAAACCGCCATACTCGCCCGTTTCGCCTGTGATAATAGCGTGGCGAACTGTGGCGTTTTTTTGGGGTGGGGTTCTGCAAGAGGGCGATTTTTCCGGCCTTTTCTTTGGAAATGACAGGCCATCCGCATTCCTGCAAAATCTGTACTTTGTTCTTCAGCGGCTTTAGAAAGACGAACGCCGGGGCTTCCCCATCACCCATCCAGTCTTTGTATTCTGCGCTCATTTCTTGCGCAATCCGCTTGTGAACTTCTTGTACGCCGCGCCCCTCAAGGGAAGAACAGGAAATACAGGTCACGGGCAACCCGATACTTTCAAGGAAGTAATGCAGGGTGATGGAATCCAGACCACCAACGGAAAGATGAACATTCTTCCCATGCTCCCGTGCCCAGCTGTAAAAGGCTTCCGCCATCTCTTGCGCGTGGGCTACTTTCCTCTTGTAATCCCACTTCTGCATAGCGTTGAACCTCTCCACGTTTGCAAGTGAGTTGTTCTCACGCATAATATCTTGAACAGTTTTCAAATCACTTCATCCTTTCGTTTGTATCTATTTAAGATACACTTGCTGTGAAAAAAATAGCAATCACCTTTTCATCCGTCAAGTTGTACCTTGCGCGAATCTTAGAAATTTCCCTTTGGGTGAACTCTGCCCCGTTGGTTTCGTTCATCTTAGAGGAAAGGGACTGCGGGGAGATACCCAACGCATTTGCAAGCGTAGAATTGGTATCATCGTGAAGAATCATTTCGCTTCTAAGCAACTTTTTATTCATACAATCAATCCTTTCTTTCAAAATTATGTACGGCACTTATGCAGGGGATTCACATTGTAACCCCTTATCAGTTTTGTATACTGTTGCCGGACAGATTCAATTTTCAAGGTGCTACCCACTCTGTATTTACACGGGCTTGTGACCGTCCACGGCTACATTAGGCAAGGGATTACTCCCCCGAATGGCTTTTTCGTGCTTTCCAGTAAACCCGTTTGCTGTTCTCATTCATCATCTTTCGATACTCTTTAGAGATCAGCCCGGCTTGACACAGCGCAAAGGTCATTCCACGGAAACGGAAAAATTCATGCTGTGTCTGTTCCGCGTCAAAGTCGTTCTTGTGGCACATCCAAACCAGTTGTTTAAGTTCTCTAACAATGATTTCTTTCGCTCTATCGCTCATCTTATTCATCCTCTTCAAAAGCACACCCACAATCACCGCAAATCACGTTGACTTCCTTTGTTGCCCGGATAATCAAGCCGCACATCGGACAAACATATTTTCGGCTGGACTGTTTGGCTTTTGACAGACCGGGAATTTTCGGCAAGTGCTTTCTGTGAAGTTCAAACTTCTTGTCCTGCAAGCTGTTCACGAAAGCCCTTGCTTCCTCGTCCAGCGTAGTAATTGTCCATCCATATTTAGGGTCTTTGCCAACGGTCAAACCGTGCTGTTCGGCGGCTTCCTTGAACTTCTTGTTGTGATATGTACCGTTCCGGCTTGTGTCCTGTACGCCGATCTGAAGATTGTACAGATGAACCATTTCGTGAAGCAGAGTTTCCGCAACCTGTTCAAAGGGTCTTGCAAGATGTTCAGCACAGATATTGATTTCATAGAAACCCTCATTCTGCATCGCGTCCAAATCCGCTTTGCTCATTTGGGAAATATCCGTGGTCTTACCGTCCGGGTCAAGGTTGCTCCATGCTTTCCACGAAGTACACCACCCATACGCGCCCTTTGTCGTGTCCGGGCTTACCGTGATAACCGGGGTTTGAAGTTCGCCGTTGTAGAACTTCTGATTGAAACTTGAAAATAAACTTTCAAGTTTCTCAATGACAGGCTTTAGGCTCGTTGCGCTCATTCTCGCTTCATCCTTTCATGTATCTTGTGAGGATACATTGAGTATAGCACACGCTTTGTATCTTGTCAATAGAATGTGAATGTTTTTTAGATACAAATTCAAAAATAATTGATTAAATTGTAAAAATGTGCTACAATCAAGATACAGTTAGGAGGTGAATAAAAAATGACAATGGGCGAATACATAAAGCAACTTAGAACATCTCACGGATTTTCCCAAGAAGAATTAGGAAAAATGGTGGGTGTCAACCGGGCGGCTGTGAATAAGTGGGAGTGCGGCAGAGTGGAAAACATCAAGCGATCCACTATTGAACAACTCGCAAAAATTTTGGGCGTATCTCCCGCCGATCTAATGTGTTGGAATGATGATTCCGCTACATTTTCCAAGCAGTCCGCTATATATGATGATGTAAAAGAAGTATTTGGTGATCCAGCTTATGAAATGCTGAAAAAGTTCTCAAGGCTTGACAGTGTAGATCAAGGAAAAATCATTGAACGTACCGATATGTTGCTTGAAAACGAAAAATATTCTGTCAAAGAATCGTGCGGATAGAGGGCAATTTGTTCTTTGTCAAGTTCTAGTTACACTTGTTACACGCCGTACATTTTTTAAGATTTCAAAGCGTACAGCAAAAATTTATTTAGGAATCGTTAATTATTTTATATTGTCACGTTTGTTACATTGTGGTTTGCGTTCTATATATTAGGCTTGTGGTGTTGCATCATTATACGGTAACGCAACATATAAGAAATAATATATAATAGTAAAGATAGCCTGTGTAACTGTTATTCGTAACGACAAGAACACAAAGAAAGGACGGCATATCAATGAAAAACATGGTTACAAGCGGTGATTATGCAGGGAGCCTTGTTGTTGGCGGCGGTATCGCTAATACTGCAATTTCGTTAGGGCTTATTAAAAAATTACCACTAAACAGCACCACGGTTGAAAGCTATGAGGTTTTGGGCGGAACTGCTGGAGCGATAATGAAAGGCGGGTATCAAGTGAAAATTATCTTCAAAGATGGAAAGAAAAGCCTTTTGGATATTGACGAATCCAAATATAAAGCTATTATTCAGGCTTGCTTCTAAAAACAAAAAATCCCCTGCTAGTGCGGTAACACCAGCAGGGGAAACGACCAAAAATCAAGGATGAAGTGATTTCGGCGGTCATATTGATTATACCGCCGAACTGTGTAAAATGCAAGAACAGGCGGTGATTTCTGTGAAAAATCCGAATCGGTACGGGTCAGTTACTAGGCTTTCCGGGAACAGGCGGAAACCGTGGGTTGTCCGTGAGGGCAAATCTGGACAGCAAAAACCCATAGGCTACACGGCCACGCGGGAAGATGGTCTAATCTTGCTTGCAAAGTTCAACGCTACCCCGTGGGACATTGAAGCGGACAAGATCACACTGGATGAACTTTACAAGCTATGGCTTGATAAGCGGGCTTGTAAATTGGGCGAAGCTAACCGGGCATCCCTTAAATCAGCCTATAACCATTGCGCCAAATTGGGCGGGCTGAAATACAATCAGATCAAGTCTTACCAAATGCAGGATTGTATAGACGGGTGCGGCAAAGGCTACTCAACCCAAGGCGCAATAAAGAACCTGTGGGGGCATCTTGACCGCTTTGCAATGGAACTTGACATAATTCAAAAGCAGTGTTCCGATCTGCTCACGTCCGCACCCATTCCCGAAACCACAAAGCAGATTTTCACAGATGATGAAGTACAACGGCTTTGGGATAACCAAAACTTAGAGTGGGCGGATTCTGTGCTGTTCTTCCTGTATACGGGTTTTCGTATCTCTGAAATGATCGGGCTGAAAACGGCAAATATCGATCTTAACGCCGGAACGATGATCGGGGGCGTGAAAACAGCGGCGGGTAAAAATCGCCTTGTCCCCATTCATTCAAAAATTCAAAGTATTGTTCAACGCCGCTTTGAACAGTCTAAAGGCGGGTATCTCTTTGAGTACAACGGAAAGAAGCTGAACGAAAGCCAATACCGGGATGTTTGGAATGAACTAATGAACACGCTGAACATGGATCACACCCCGCATGAGTGCCGCCACACGTTCCGTTCTCGCCTTGATTCTGCCGGGGCGAACAAGGTTTGTATAGATCGTCTTATGGGGCATAAATCAAAGGGAACGGGTGAGCGCGTATACACCCACAAGAACATTGAAGAACTGCGCTTGAACATTGAACTAATAACAAATTAGTAACAGAAAAGGCGGGAAACGCCGATAATACGACATTTCCCGCCCATTTTGTTTTTATTATATCACAAATTGGAAGAGAATGGAGTGCTTTTTCGTATTTTCCCTTGCAAATTTCTTTCATCTTATATAAAATAGACAAGATGAAATGTGTACAACACGGAAAGGAACAACCGGATGGTCTCAGACGAAACAGCCTACCGGAAGTATCTGGCCGGAGACGAAGCTGCCGCTCAGCTGTTGGTAGAGCGGTATGGCGACGCGCTGACCCTTTACATCAACGGCGTGCTGGGCGATATCCACGAGGCAGAGGATCTGATGATCGAGGCCTTTGCCCATATTTGTGGAAGAGAGCGGCCCATTCAGGATGGCTGCTTCAAGGCTTACCTCTATAAAACCGGGCGCAATCTCGCATTGCGCTGCAAGACCCGGCGGCGGTTTTTTCTGCCGCTGGAGGAACTGCCTTTTGAACTGCCGGACGAGGCACTGGCCGAAACCGGGCTGTTCCAGAACGAACAGCACCATCAGCTGTACGCTGCACTGGGCAAGCTCAAAAAGGAATACCGGGAGACACTTTTTCTGATCTATTTTGAAGAACTGAGCTACCGGCAGGCCGCACAGGTGCTGGGACGCACCGAGCAGCAGGTAACGAACCTTGTGTACCGGGGCAAGCAGCAGCTGAAACAACTTTTGGAACAGGAGGGATATCAGTATGAAAACTGATGCCGAACGGATGGCGCTGATCCGCCAGCGCACGGCCCAGCTGCAGCGTCAGGCGCGCGCACGGCAGATGCTGCTGATCGATGCAGGCTGTATGGCGGCCTGTCTGGCGCTGGTGGTCTGCCTGGGCCTTGCCATGCCCGGCTGGGCAGGCACATCGGTCGCGCTGCATGTTTCCCCCACCGGCACCGCCGGGATGCTGAGTGAGCGCGGAGCCGACGGTTATATCCTGGTGGGCGTACTCTCGTTCCTGCTGGGCTCCTGCGTGACCATCCTGCTCTACCGCCTGCGCCGCAGCAGTGAAAAGAAGCACACGAGGGACGACGATGAGCTTTGAGATCATTGACAACACCTTTCAGGTGATCGTGCTGGCTGCGATGGCGCTCCTCGCCTTTCTCCTCGCCTTCCGGCGCAGCAGCCGCTCCTGCCTGATCCTGGCGTTCGGCTACGCCAGCTTTATGATGGGTACTTTGTACTACCTGCTCCATCTGATCATTCTGGGCCATGGGCCGCAGGTGTTTTATGTGGCCGAATGCTCCTGGATGGCCTCGTATTTCTTTTTTCTCTCGCTGGAGATCCTCTA